ATACATACCCCTACTAAGCAATATAGACAAATACTATCAGAAATAACAGCAAATACAGTATTTTTTTATGGGGGGAATGAGTTGGGGGGCACGCACACCGAGGCCCCCATGGACCATCCAAGTACCGCACTGCGTTGATGTCTTGGCTATTGGTGTCCAATCCCTGTCCAGAGTCCAGTCCGAGCACATGGCAACGTATTGAGCACTACGTTAACGTCTACGCAGTCATCACAGGGCGACCCATGTTATGTAAACATTGGGGAGCAGGGTGTAGGTAAACTTTACATAATCTGTACTGCCCCTTTATGTATTTTATAAAGTACTCATATATACATATATATGTATATATATCTTTATATGTAAGTATTTGATTATTATATATCCTATCAATAAACATATATTGATAAATATATATCATAGTATATAAATCAAGCACTTACAAAAGCTGGCACGATTCTTTCACTTATATATATAAGAGCATCATAATCGTGATGTTCTTTATATCCTAACTAACTAAAGGGGTTTACTATGCAGACATTACTAGGGTTTTGGTGCTTTGAAGTAGATAGCGCCTATATCAGCCGCAGTCATACCGTCTTATGCTGTGATGATGGGTTTGGCAACCTAATCCCATCACTGTTGCCAGTGCATACCATTCTTTCATTAGACCTAATCTAAACGGAGAACATCATGGAAAAGTTTAACGGATGGACAAACTACGCGACATGGCGCGTCAATCTAGAGATTTTTGACGGGTTCAACCCTTATGAGTATTACAGTGCTTTTTGCCCTAGTCACGTGTCCGACCTTGCAGACGGTTTGAAGCAATATGCAGAAGAAGTGATTTTTGACTGTGCAGATATTCCAAGCGGCTTGGCAAAAGACTACGCTCTTGCTTTTCTGTCTGACGTTAACTGGCACGAAATTGCGGAGCGCATAATTGCAGACTGTGCCGAGGAAGCCGAGGCCGCCTAATCAATCAAACCCTGCCGGAGGATATCCGGCATCCCTAACCTTTGGAGTTAATCATGCCTTTAACGTACACAGAAGCACTGCACCATGCCGCCCTACGCTTAGGGTTCCCTTGTTGGCAAGATGTACCCGAAAGCCTTATAAATACGCTTTGCGAGCTTGCTCGCCAGTTACGTAAACAATCTTATGAGGTGACAGCATGAAAACAGCTATGCAACGCGCTCAGATTCTCTACACACTTGGACAAGCGTTCGTGGATACCGTTCTAGCGGTATCTGCTTGCCTTGTCATCTACACGTTTATAGTCGTTCTTTTCTCATTTTAGAGGGATATATGACATCACACTATAACCAATCAAAACGCGAGGAGGCTATCGCCTACCTACGCTCGCGTAACAAGTACCTGCTAGATAATTGCCAGTGGAAGCCTACGCCGTGGGATAAAACGGACGTTAAAACCACATGGTTACAGTATCTCGCAGATAAGTCCCTAGAAAATGATAATCACTGAAACCATACTCGCGCCTACGCTCGAATCATTAGAGCGTAAATGCGCTGAGTATGAGGATACTTACCATTGGTCATTATTCGCCACGCACGCGCTATCCCAAGGGCGCGATAGCGTTGGCAAGTATTTCTGTATCTATTCACGCTTTGAACGTCCACAAGGTGCGATATGACCGAACCTGCCAAACGCCTATGTATGTCCTGTCAGGTTGTCCCTGCCAGCACAAAAACATTCAACGTTAAAGGCATACCGCAGTGGCGCTGTGCATCTTGCGCTGCACGCCGCACTGACTCATGGATAGTTAAACCAAAAGTTTTTAATCCAAAACCTTTTTCGCAACGGAAAACCTAACCCGATTAAAGGCGGGTTTCTCCAAAAGGAGTGACGCTCTCGTTTATCGCTTTGCTACTAACAATGCCTTGTTAGCTGGGTTTTTCACTCGCCCGAAGTGTTGCCACTAGGAACGACTTGCCCCATGCGCTGCGTTTATCCGGCTTGGTCGCGTCAACCGCACCGAGGGGTGGGTAATGCCCCCGTGACCAAAGGTTACCAAAGCACCTAACCGATTACCCATTAAATTTATTTATGGACTTATCAATTCCCATAGCACCTATCGAAAAGGAGAAACCCATAGTAAAAAACAATTAGACTAGATTTAATCAGTTATAATGTAATTACCACGTATCACTATCCTAACCAATATAAGGGGTTTATATGAAAGACGATTGGGAAACCGTTTCCGTTCCTGACAAGCCACTCTGTATTAATTGTAGGTTCTGCACCTACCCTGACGCACCGCCAACAATGCAGGACTTGTCCATTTGGGCTAAGTGCGCGGCTGACGTTGAAACCAACTTGGTCGATGGCAGCATCAAATTACAGCTATGCACATACCAACGCACATCGCTCGGCAAGTGCAAGGCTGAGGGCATCCTGTTCAAACAATCTATGGGGGTCGTTCATGGCTAACGATAGAAACGATTTTGCGCCTGAAATCCGTAACAGCGCATGGTGGTCAGGCGATAGCCGCCAAGCCGCTAACGGACGCGCTAACGAGGTTATCCTCAAGAAGCTAGGGCTGATGCCTATTGAAGACCTAAGTGGCGTAGAAGCGGTTCAGATGGGTCACACGATGCAGCCTGTCATCGGAAGGCTTGCCAGTGCAAAGCTCGGCATTGAGCTAAAGGATGCCGATTACGCGCTCACGCATCCCAAGGAGTCATGGCTGCGTAGCCACTTTGACTTCGTCTCGTCTGACGGCAAAACCTTGGTTGAGGCTAAAAACTACAATGCTGCTGTGCGGAAGAAGTTTGATGCCGAAGCCCTAATCATCCCTGCCGCTGACATGGCGCAGCTAGTCCATGAGAGTGCCTGTCACGGCATTGACCGCGTGGTGCTGGCTGTGCTGTTTGGGGGTCAGAATTTTGAGACGTTTGAGTTTGTCATCACGGATGCCCAACGCGACAAGCTGATTCAGGACATGGCGAAGCTATGGGCGCTGGTTCAGACCAAGCAGCCGCTAGAGCCTGAGACGGTCGCACAGGCAAAGCTACTCTATGCGGAAGATAAGCACACGTCTGTCACCGCCAGCCTTCAGATTGAGAACGCTGTGATGGCTCTGCAACAAGTTAAAGCACAGATTAAAGACCTAGAAACTAAAGAGGACGCATTGCAAACGCTAGTGCTTAACTATATGCGTGAATCCAATGAGCTTGTCTCAGCGGATGGCAACGTGCTTGCTACATGGCGGCAAAGCAAGGGCAGCAAGAAGTTTGACGCACAAGCATTTCAGCAAGCATTACCTGATATTTATCCGCAGTTTGTTCGTGAAACACCCGGCTCGCGCCGTTTCCTAATCAAATAAGGGGATACCTATGTTTTTTACTAAAAAAGATAAGGATGCAATTAACAAAATCTTCAAGGAAATATACGACATTCTTGATGGGTTAGACAATAGATATACTAACATTGTGGAAAGGGTTGATGCTTTAGAAAAAAAATACAACGAAGATAAGCGTTTCCTAATCGAAACTCTTAAAGATATACAAGGACGTAACAGCAATGTACCGCAGCAACGCCTAAAGAAGGACGGCACACCAGCTAAGAAGCGCGGCAGAAAACCCAATCAAAAATACTTCAATTTGCAAGAAGTTTGTGAAATAACAACTTTAGGTAAATCTACAATTTATCGATGGAGACATGAAGGCAAGTTTCCAAAACCAGTTAAGTTGGGAACCAAAACTGTTTGGAAAAAGGATGATGTTGATAAGTGGATGGAAGAAGTCGTATATGAAGACAATATGGTGACCAAATGACAATCCACGCATTTCCATCGGGTCACAATCCCAAGACAGGTATGTATGAACATGGCATGACGCTGCGCGATTACTTCGCAGCTAAGGCTATGCAAGGTCTAATGAGGGACTCGTTAAACATTGAAGTCGTTTGTCAATCTGCTTATCTGTGGGCAGATGAAATGATGAGAGCACGAGATGAGTAAAGTTGACCTAGCCATCTATGTCATGGCAGTCAGTAGCGTTATCGACACAATCCTAACCTTAATGGAGAAACTATGAGTAACTTGATTCCAGTAAATGATATGAGCGTTATGGCTGACTCTATTGTTAAGAGCAACTTCTATGGATTCAAAACAAAAGAGCAGGTCATGGCTGTCATGCTAGTCGCACAAGCTGAGGGCAAACACCCAGCTACGGTCGTGCAAGAGTACGACATTATTCAGGGCAGACCAGCTCTCAAAAGCCAAGCCATGCTTGCAAGGTTTCAGCTTGCTGGCGGCAAAGTGGAGTGGCATGAGGTCAGTAAGACCAAATGCTCTGGAACGTTCTCACATCCTGCTGGCGGCTCTTTAACGGTCGAGTGGACGCTGGACATGGCTAAGGCTGCTGGACTCGTCAGAGATGGCTCAGGCTGGTCTAAGTACCCTGAAGATATGTTACGCAGCAGAGTCGTTAGTCGTGCTGTGCGCTCGGTCTATCCCGCTTGCATCTTGGGTCATTACGCTGTCGAGGAAGTGCAGGACTTTGATGCACCAGCACCCAAGATTAAAGACATGGGCGCTGTCGAGGAAATCATTGAGGACAAGCCTAAAGGTCGTTATCACATCGTGCTACCCGATGGCACTATTTACAGCTCCCACGAAACGCAAGAGCAATGGCTAGACGCTTACAAAGTGCTTGTCGATAAGATTCAAAACAGCAGCAAGTTTACTGACGAGCAGAAGCGTGACAAATACATTGAATTTATGGATGCGAATGACACTGGTCGCAAGATGCTTGACGTTGTTCACATTGCTACATTCAATTCTATGTTTCCAGTAGAACGTAAGCCCAAGAAAAAAGTTGAAGCGATTGTGTTAGATGACATTTAAGCTACATGGGTTGCAGCACATTTCAAACCTTATAACCGTAAGAAAGCCAGCTATGACTGAGTATCAGAAGAAGCCATCGTATGTACCGCCAGAGCTTAAAGGGCGCATCATCAAGAATAAAAACATGACTAAGCCAACGTCACCACAATGGGTTGGCGAAATCATGGTGCGTGGTGAGCGCATACGGATGAACATTTGGGAAAACGAGGGTGAGTTTGGAAAATACTTTTCAATCCTAGTCTCAGACCCTGATTGGAAAGCTAAGCAGAAAGACTCACAGTATCCGAGAGAAGTGCAAAGTAACGGTGACAGTGACGTTCCCTTCTGATGCACATAACACTTAACTTGCCGATACCACCTTCTGT